GGTAGAAATTAAGAAGCACTCTGTTGCTGCCAGCTTTATGTCTGATGAAGTTGAAGACGAAGCTGACATGGCACCAGAACTAGAAACAATCGAGGACACAGACGATGTCAATTAAAAGTTTCAAAGAATTCGTTGCTGAAGGCACTGGCGCAAACGCTGACGATCTAGTTGGCGAAAAGGACAGCGATAAGGAAGCAACAGAATATAAACCTCGTGCAAAGGGCGAAGAAGAATTTAAGAACATGCACAAGGTTGACAAGAAAAAGCATCCTGTTGCTGGCGACCACCAGTTTGACGGTTCTAGAAAAGAAGTCAAAAAATGAAATCGTTTAAGCAATACATCAACGAAGCATCAGAAATTCGCACTGCGGACGCAAAGCGTATCAAGGTGCGCAAACCAGACGGAAGTTTTGGTTGGAGAAAGCAGAAGCAAACAGTTGATGTTGAGCGTGGTAATGTTGAAGAAGCCAAGAAAGTAGATCTTGATGGCGTAGAATTGATCATGGGCGCAACCAAAAATTCTTCAGAAGCAGAAAAAGAAGTTGCGAAGGTATATAAAATTTCATCTGCTGAAGCAAAGAAACTCGTTCAACAGGTTATCAAAAAAGCATCAAAGGGTAAAAGATAATGGCACTCAAACCACTTGGTAATACTGCAAACATCAATAGTGTTGCAAACAACTGCTTTTTAGCAACTGCAGTGTATATTGTTGCGGGTGCTGCTGCAACCGTTACCGTTGCAAACACAGCAAACGATGACGGTACTGGTAAGCATGGTAACTATGATGGAAGCGCAGTAACAATTCGTGTGCCAACAACTGGCGTTGTAATTCGTAAGCGTCCATACGATACTGTTGTGGGCACTGGTTGCTATGCCACTAAGGTTGCCGAGGGAGACAACTAATGAAGCTGATTACAGAAGTCGTTGAAGATATTAAGTATCTTTCCGAAGCAAAAGAAAATGGCAAGAAGTCATACTTCATTGAAGGTCCATTCATGCAGGGTAATATCAAGAACCGTAATGGTCGTGTATACCCAACTGAAGTTCTTGACAAAGAAGTTGGTCGATATAACAAAGACTACATTTCTAAGAATCGTGCTTATGGTGAGTTGGGTCATCCTACTGGTCCAACAATCAACCTTGAGCGTGTTTCTCACATGATTACTAAACTAGAGCGTGATGGCGATAATTATGTCGGTCGTGCTAAGATCATGACTGAAACTCCATACGGTGCGATTGTAAAGTCGCTGATGGATGAAGGTGCACAGCTTGGTGTATCAAGTCGTGGTATGGGATCTTTGAAGCAAGGTCGTAATGGCATTGCTGAAGTACAGAACGATTTTTATCTTGCAACAGCAGCGGATATCGTTGCTGATCCATCTGCTCCTAATGCTTTTGTCCAAGGCATTATGGAAGGTGCTGAATGGATCTTTGATGATTCTAAGGGCATTTGGGTCCAAGAATCAGCAGATAGAATGCGCACTGAAATGAGAAAGATGACTGCAAAAGAAGTTGAGGACAAGAAGTTCGCAATGTTCGAGCAGTTCCTAAACTCTCTTGTCAAGTAAAGAATTTATTTTTATAAATAAATTACAATGAGATAACTTAATAGGAGCAATCCAAATGTCTGATAAAGAACTACTCGAAAACGAAGAGGGTCTGGAAGAAGCAAAGGCATCTTTTGGTGTTGATGCTGAAGTACCAGAACCAACTACAAAGGAAAACACTCCTCCAGGTAAAGCACCAAAGGATGAGGATAAGAACAAGAACCCTCAGCAGGGCGACTCTGTTAAGCCAACCAAGGTTAAGGCAATCAATAAGATTGCTGACGCTGTTAAGGGCATGAGCACTGAAGAATTCCAGCGTGTATACGAAGGTCTGATGGCTGCTCTGGAAGGCAAAGAAGTTGTTGCTGAGGAAACTGATGAAGAAACCACTGCCACTCCTGTGCGTGAAATTCGCCAGATCGGTGCTGGTGAAGTAAATGTTTCTGAAGATGTTGCCGCTATGTTCAAGGGTGAAGATCTCTCTGAAGAATTCACTTCTAAGGTAACTACAATCTTCGAAGCAGCAGTTGTATCCAAGGTTAATGAAATTCTGGAATCTGTAACTGTTGATCTGGAAGCTGAAGTTGAAGCTGGCAGAGAAGAGATGATGGAAGAAATGACAAATCGTCTTGATTCCTATCTCGAGTATGTCGCTGAAGAATGGATGGCAGAAAATGAACTTGCTGTTGAGCAGGGTATCCGTGCTGAAATCCAAGAAAACTTCATGAAGGGTCTGCGTGATCTCTTCACTGAAAACTACATCGATATCCCAGAAGAAAAGGTTGACCTCGTTGACGAACTGGCTGCAAAGGTATCTGAACTCGAAGCATCCATCAACGAAGAAATCGAAAAGAACATCGAAATGAAGGCAGAATTGATTGAAGCGAAGAAAGCAATCGTGCTTGACACCGTTTCTGAAGGTTTGGCTGAATCACAGGCAATGAAGCTCGCTTCTTTGGCTGAAGGTGTAGAATTCGATGATGTAGATTCCTATGCTGAGAAGCTGGAAACTATCAAAGAGAATTATTTCGGTAATTCCGAAACTCTCTCTGAAGAAACAAATCTGGATGACGAACCTCTTGATATTGAAGAGGACTCTGTTAAGGCAGTAGATCCAGGAATGGCTGCTTACATGAATGCTATTTCTAAGAGCATCAAGAAGTAAAATTTTATAAATAATTAAACATTAGGCTAAAAGTAACTCGAAGGAGACCTAAAATGTCAAACACTGATGAACTTATCAAGAAGTGGCAACCAGTTCTTGAGCATCCAGACCTGGAAAAGATTGCTGATGCTCATAAGCGTTCAACTGTTGCCCAGCTGCTCGAAAACCAGGAACGCTCTGCTCGTGAGCAGGGTTATGGTTCAGGCGGTTATAGTGCACCTACTCTGTTGGGCGAAGCTGCTCCAACTAACGCAATGGGCGCATCCTCTTCAACTGCAAGCGCAGGTTCTGTAGATACTTTCGATCCAGTTCTTATTTCACTGGTTCGTCGTTCTATGCCAAACCTGATCGCATACGATATCGCTGGCGTACAGCCAATGACTGGTCCTACTGGTCTGATCTTCGCCATGCGTTCACGCTATGAAAGCCAGTCTGGTACTGAAGCTCTCTTCAACGAAGCTGATGCATCTTTCTCTGGTTCTTATGGTGGTAACACTGCATCTGCAATCGCTGCTAATGCATCTTCTGGTGCTGCTCAGACTGGTACTGACCCAGCTGACCGTTCTTCCTCTTCTACTGGTGGTGGCTATAATGTTCACACTGGTATGACCACTGCTGAAGCTGAAGCACTCGGCGGCGCAACTGGTCAGCACTTCGCAGAAATGGCATTCAGCATCGAGAAGGTTGCTGTAACTGCAGTTTCTCGTGCTCTGAAAGCTGAATACACCATGGAATTGGCTCAGGATCTGAAGGCAATTCATGGTCTGGACGCTGAAACAGAACTGTCTAACATTCTGTCAGCTGAAATCCTCGCTGAAATCAACCGTGAAGTTGTTCGTACAATCAACTACTCCGCTACTGCTGGTGCTCAGAAGAATACTACCACTGCTGGTACTTTCGATCTTGACACTGACTCTAACGGTCGTTGGTCTGTTGAAAAGTTCAAGGGTCTGATGTTCCAAATCGAGCGTGATGCTAACGAAATCGCCAAGGCAACTCGTCGTGGCAAGGGTAACATCATGATCTGTTCTTCTGATGTAGCTTCTGCTCTTCAGATGGCAGGTGTTCTTGATTACACTCCAGCTCTGAACAACAACCTGAATGTTGACGATACTGGCAACACCTTCGCTGGTGTTCTGAATGGTCGCATCAAGGTTTACATCGATCCTTACTTCGCTGATGCAACCAATCAGTACTACAATCTGGGTTACAAGGGTTCTAGCGCATTTGACGCTGGTCTCTTCTACTGCCCATATGTACCTCTGCAGATGGTTCGTGCGGTTGGTGAGAATACCTTCCAGCCTAAGATTGGCTTCAAGACTCGTTACGGCATGGTAGCAAATCCATTTGCTTACGCTGCTGATAACACTGGAACTAAGCCACCTGCTCGTCTGGGTACTGGTACTGGTAACATCTACTACAGACTCGTGAAGGTCACGAATTTGATGTAAGATGATAAAACTAGACTGGGGTTCACCCAGCGTTTTAAAAGGGGAGCTTCGGCTCCCCTTTTTTTGTTCCTAAATAGTATATCCAAAGCTGAGATATTTTATGGCGATTCAAGCATCACTACCTGACAACAAAAGTTTTCTTTCACCAATTGGCTTTCAGTTCTCTGTCAAGAGATTGCCACATGTGAATTACTTTTGCACGAACGCATCTATCCCAAATTTAAGTCTCACCGCTCTTGAAGTTGAGACACCATTCATTAAGATTCCAGTTCCAGGTGACAAACTAACATTTGGTACATTGTCCTTGCGTTTTCGTATTGACGAGGACATGAAGAACTATCAGGAAATCTATAACTGGATGATTGGTCTTGGTTATCCTGATCGCTATGAGCAGCGCAGAGCAATCCAAAGAACACAAACCAATATCGGTGAAGTTTATTCTGACGCATCTCTTATGATCATGACAAATCAATATCGTCCAAACATTGAAGTGAAGTTTGAAGACATGTATCCAATCGAACTCTCCTCCGTTGACTTCAACATTGAAGAAACTGACATTGTTTATCTGCAAGCAGACGCTACATTTGCATATCGTAAGTATGACTTGAACAGTGTACTGTAATAAGGTACAATTGTAATTGGCGTGATTACAACTGGATTATATTATGAAGATCGAAGACATCGTGTCCGAGTGGGACAAAGATTCTAAAATTGATGAGACCGAACTTGGTGAAGAGTCGGTTAAAATTCCAAAACTCCACAACAAATATCTCAAGTTTTTCATGGCTGAACGAGTACAGTTGTTTCGCATGAAAGCAGACAACAAGAAGATTCGTAAGGTTTTGCTTGAGTATTATCTTGGTGAACTTGATCGTGATGAACTCAAACAACTTGCTCGTGAGCAATTCTACAAAAAACTACTCAAGAACGAAGTAGATACATATATTGAGTCAGACGATCTATACATTGAATCAACACTCAAGGTTGCTATGCAACAAGAGAAGGTTGACTATATTGAGGCAATCATTAAAAGTCTCAACAACCGTGGGTTCCAAATTAAGTCTGCAATTGATTGGTACAAATTCACAAATGGGACGATCTAGTGATATTAGGAAATAATGGATCGCATTGAAATCTATAAAAAGAATGAAGTCTTTCTAAAGCTAGATTGCGATAGAGGAACAGCAAGAGAACTTTCGGATTACTTTACATTCGAAGTTCCAGGGGCAAAGTTTATGCCTGCTGTTCGCAATAAGTTTTGGGATGGCAAGATTCGTTTGTTCAATGTCAACACGATGCAGATCTATGTTGGTCTTATCCAACACATTCAAAGATTCGCAGAAGATCGTGGGTATGAACTTTCTGTCAACGACGGATTGCTTGATACCAACGATGTTCCTATCAACGAACTTGAAGAATTTCTCAAAGAAAAAGAATTTACTCCACGAGATTATCAAACTCGTGCAGTTGCTCATGCCATTCGCAACAACAGAGCACTCATTCTCTCGCCCACGGCGAGTGGGAAGTCTTTTATTATTTACAGTCTGATCAAATACTATCTGACGAACAAACTGGCAAAGAAGGCACTGGTTATCGTGCCCACTACATCTCTCGTTGCCCAGATGAATTCAGATTTTGCTTCTTATGCTTCAAAGCCACAAATTGATTATACTCATCTGATCATGAGTGGTCAAGCAAAAGATGACCCAGAAAAGAAAGTTTATATCTCCACATGGCAATCCATCTATAAGATGCCTCGGAAATACTTCGAACAGTTTGATCTAGTCATTGGCGATGAAGCACATCTGTTCAAGGCAAACTCACTCACCAGTATTATGGAGAAGTTGCCTCAGTGTAAGTATCGTTTTGGATTCACAGGTACACTTGATGGTACGCAAACCAACAAACTGGTACTTGAAGGATTGTTTGGTCCAGTGATGCGTGTGGTGCAAACAAAAGAACTGATTGACGAAGGTACACTTGCTGACTTCCGCATTAAGTGTCTTGTTCTGAAGTATCCTGCTGATGTATGCAAAGCAATGCACAAAGCAAAGTATCAGGATGAGATGGACTTCCTTGTAAGTAACACTGCTCGTAACAACTTTATCAAGAACTTGACTT